CCGCCGTAACAAGAAGGAGAGCAACATGACCGTAACTACCACCGTGACCTTCACGGATGCCCAGTACCACGCCCTGTCCGTCCACGACCTCGCGGACGAATGTCTTCGAGTCGACGTCGCCGTGTACGTCTACACCGCAGACGACACCGATGTGATTCTGTGGGTAATCCAGCAACACGGCTCGATACACCAAGAGCGACTCATCAACAACGAATGGATTCGCTTTGAGTACGACGAGACCACGGGCGAATGGAACGAAGAAGACTAGCACCACAGCCTGACTGGCAGGCACCCCGGTTCGAGCCCGGGGCAGGCACGCCCTGTTCATCAACAAGAGGAGGCAACATGGCAACGTTCGAGGTTGAGTACCACTCAGCAACCGACCGCATGATTGTGGTCGAAGCAAATGACAAGGATGCGGCTCGGCAGATTGCCGACGAGTTCATCTCAGTCAACCCTGACCTTGACGCCGATGGCGAGACCGTGGAAGGCGTCGTGTCCTACGGCACCTACACGGAGAACATCCACGTCGACATCAAGTCGGTGGTGGTGGGCTGACGCCCACGCTACCCAGCCGGGGGCGGCTCACGCCCCCGGCTCCCAAGCCAAACATTCCCTGTCCCACACATAGTGTAGGATGTATCCCAACAGCCTGAGGAGGCAACAATGAACTACGCAGTAATCATCCAAAGCACGCTCGCGGCTGGTTCCATTCGCCAGACCGTCGTCGTGCCAATGTCCGGCGACGTGATTCACTACACGCGCCTGTCCGGCGGTCGAGGCATCAACGGTGCTTGGTCTATCGGAGCACCGACGCCCGGTGTCGATGAGCCCGTCTGGGGCACCCCCACGGCGGTCGCTATGACCGCCAACGACTTCGCCACCATGAAGTCCGGGCTCGCGCCCAGCACGCTGTTCCAGAAGTTACAGCGCGCCATTCCGGACGGTGCCACGCAGTCCACCCGTACCCTTGCCGACGTGCTCGGTGAGTTCGTTGCGATTGCCAAGAACGCCCCTGAGCAACTCGAGCAGTGGGTTCCCGTCCGCGGCTCAAGCGCACCGGTCATCGAGGTCGTGCGCGAGACCGCCCCGTCGGCTCCCGTTGTATCGGCTCCGGCTCCAACGGTGTCCAGCGAACTCGCTGAGTGGGCGACGCTAGTCGTGCCCACCGACAAGCAGGTCGAGGGTCACATCGAGCGCACCTTGCCCTCGGGCGAGTCCACCACCAAGGTGTTCGACTTCGCGCGCAAGAACCAGCGCACGGTCGCCATCTGGGGTCACGCCGGAACCGGCAAGACCTCCGAGGCTCGGTACTACGCCCACAAGCGTGGTCTCCCGTTCCTGCAGTTCGAGTGCAACGAGCAGATTGACGAAGAGTCGGTGCAGGGTTCCTACACCCCGACCGGTGACCCGAGTCAGCCTCTCGTGTGGCAGTACAGCGAGTTGGCGACCATCCTTCGCCAGCCCGGTGTTGTCCTCCTCAACGAGGTCAACCGTATGCGCCAGCCATCTGCCGCACTCTTCTTGCGCCCGCTCGAAGAGCGCCAGTTGTGCATCACGCGTCACAAGTCCGAGGTCATCGAGATTCACCCCGATTGCCTCATCATCGTGGACGCCAACCCCGGCTACCGCGGTACCCGTCAGCCCGACCAAGCCCTGCTCGACCGGCTGTCGGTTCCCATCGAGTTCAAGTACGACCGGGACATCGAGAAGCACTTCATCCCTTCGCCGACCCTGCTCGACCTCGCCACGCAGATGCGTGCCGAGAACGACATGGAAGACAAGTGGGGCGTGCCCATCTCGACCCGTCTGCTCAAGAACTTTGTGGAGCAGACACGCGGGCTCAGCCTCGCGTTCGCTGTCGACGCCTTCGTCACCTCGTTCCCATCGGACGAGGAGCGCTCGGCACTCCGGCTGTTGTTCGAAGCGAACAGCGCCATCATCGCTGAGGAGTTGGGGGTCACCGCGTAAGCGGTGGCTCTCAGCCCCAGCCCCAAGCCAAACATTCGCCTGAGGAGGCAAGCATGACCATTCAAACCGTCATCAACACGGTCACCACGGCTGACCTGCAACACGAGCGTGCCCTTCGCGGCGCTCAGGTCATCCAGCGCTTTGCCAGCACGCTCACCCTGCGTGAGGTGCGCACCCGAGTCGTGCCCCACGGCGTGGCTCCCGCATGGTCGACAAGCAACACCATCACGTTCTCTGAGGCTGACCTCGCTGACCTGTCGACCGCCGAGGGCGTGCTGTCGTTCAAGGGGCTCTCGCTCCACGAGATAGCCCACATCCTCTTCACGCCCCGCTCCGGCACCGAGGTCGTGCGCTGGGTCATGAGCAACAAACTCGGGCGTGCGTTCAATGCGCTCGAAGACCAGCGCATCGAAACGCTCATGGTCGGTCGCTTCGGTGACCCCATCGTCCCATGGCTGACCGCTGTAATCGTCCAGCACATCGCTGGCAACCTCCAGCAGTTGACCTCGGCGTTCCCGCTCATCCGCGGTCGCAAGTACCTGCCGGTGCAGTTGCGCCGGATGGCTCGTGACCTCTACACGGTGCAGGACGACATCGACGAACTCTCGAGTGTCATCGACGAGTACCGCACGCTCACGTTCCCCACGGACATCGAGCGTGCCAAGCCTCTCATCGAGCGCTACGCCGAGTTGGTCAAGAACCTGCCCGAAGAGCCCGAGGGCGGTTGCGGCAAGAAGCCTGCCGACTCTCACGAGTCCACGCCGGACTCGCGTCCCCTGAAGCCTCGTGAGCAGGCTCGCGCCAAGAGCAAGGCTGAGGAGCGCGACGAAGAGGACGAGGCTGATGCCGACCCCTTCGACTTCGGTGACCCTGCCGATGAGCCGGACGAGGCTGACGACGAGCCCACGGACTCCGACGGAGAGCCAACAGACTCCGACGGAGACGACAGCGACGGCGACAGCGATGCTGACGACGACGGTGACGACGACGGTGACGACGACGGTGACGACGACGGTGACGACTTCGGCAACCCCGGCTGGGACGACGCCGACGTCGATGACTTCGACGAGAGCGACGACTACGGCAAGTCCGGCGACGAGCCTACGGACGCCGATGGAGAGCCAACGGACTCCGACGACGCTCCTGCGGACAAGCAGGGCGGCGACAAGGCTGGCAACACCAGTGCCCCTGAGTCGCCCGCTATCACCGACCTGCTCAACGACATCATCAACGACGTCATCGAGCGCCTCGGAGACGACCTCAACAAAGACATCCGCTCCATGGGTGGCGAGGTCGACCTCGAGAGCAACAAGTCGGCGACGCCTCCGACCGCCAACAGCGTCTCGCGAACGGTTGACCCTGAGACAGCCAGCGCCTCTCGTGCCTTCGGCATCGAGTTGGAGCGGCTCAAGGCTCAGTACGACCCGGAGTGGGAGCGCGAAGTCAAATCTGGTCGCATCAACGCCTCGCGCCTGTTGCGTGGCTGTGAACTCGACGAGGCATTCGACAAGTGGCGCAACGGTCGCGACGACGCTGTGGACATCGAGGCTGTCATCCTGCTGGATAACTCCGGCTCCATGGATGGCGACCGCTCCGTGCACGCAAGCAACGCCATGTGGGGGCTCAAGCGAGCCCTTGACAAGGTCAACGCATCGTGCACCGTGCTGACGTTCAGCGAGGCTGTACACATGCTGTACCCGGCGCAGGAGCAGGCAGGCATCACCGTGAAGCGCACTCAGCCTCGCGGCGGTACCGACCCGACCAAGGCGCTCAAGTACGCCCAGCGTGTCTTCGCTGACTCCGACCGCGCCGTCAAGGTGCTGTTCACCATCACCGATGGCGCATGGTCGGGCAACGAAGCAGACGAGACCATCAAGGTGCTCCGCACCGCTGGTGTCGTCACCGCTCTCGCATTCATCAACGAGAGCCCCATGGAGGTCATCGACCCTCACAACAGTGAGGTAGTGTCTCACATCACTAACGCACGAGACCTGCTGTTCCTTGGCAGGAACCTTGTGAAGGTTGCTACTAACCGCAACCTCAACCCGTAGTACAACGGGGGGCGCAAGCCCCCCGTACCCCCCAACCAACAGACCTTAGGAGGTCACCTCATGATTGCTAAAGACATCATCCAGAACGCTGGCGTCACCTTTGCGGTAGTCAAGACGAACTACCGTGTGTCAGCCAAGGCGATTGCGGCACAGTCCGTCATGCGCCACCACACCGACGAGGTAACGCTGGTCAACACCGACTACTACGACGTCGACGGCTGGAACTCAAACTCACTTGACAAGGACTCGTTCACCAAGTCTCCTGCCGGACAGAAAGGCGGCAAGGGGTTCCTTGTTGTCGATGAGAACAACCGGTACAGCGTGCGCCGTGCGGGTGCCTTCGTGGCTGTCTACTCGGACATGGAGTCCCTGTGGGCAGACCAAGAGGCAAAGGCTCAGAACGAACGGGCTCAGGCACTTGTCCTCGAAGAGATTCGTCGGGACGCTCACGCCACCGTGCAGGGTCAAGCCGACGCGCTCAAGGAATCTACTCAGCGGGTGCTCAAATCGCTGTTGCCTGCAAAGGAGTTCGAAGAAGTCAGCGTGTACACCTCGGTCGACGGTGACTGGACGCACGACCGCTCCGACATGAACGCGAAGCCTGTCTACACGACCAAGGTCGGTGGCAACGTGTCCATCCCCATCAACACCTTCCAGCGCCTGCTGGAGGTCATCCTCGAGGCGCAAGACGCCCTCGCGTAGTCCACACGCCGGGGGCAGGGTTACCTCCCTGTCCTCGGCGTATGGTACTGTAGGTACTCACACAACAGCCTAAGGAGGCATCATGGCAACACTCGACGAGGTATATCGGGCGGTTCTTCCGTTCTGCCCCAAAGCCGTAGTAGACGAGCAGAGTGACGGCACCATCGTCATTGTGCTGATGAAGACTCTCGGAGACGACCAGAGCACGTTGGTCGATTACCCAGACGACAACGACGACGACGCCGAATAAGCGTCCCAAGCCAAACAATCGGAGGACAACATGGCACCAGAAGATATGGAAGTAAAACTCACCCTTGAGCAGGTACGCAGACTGTCTGCGGAGGCGTTTGAGGCTGGCATTGCCAGCGAACGTGCTCGGCTGCTCGAGGTCGTGGAGGACGACACCCACCCCATCTGGTTCGGGGCACTGCAAGACTCTTTCATTGGACTTGTCAAGGGAGAGTACAAAGCGTGAACGCGGCGCAACGCAACTATGTGCTTGGGCAAGACACCGAGCGCGAGCGCATTATCGCTCTGCTCGAAACCGAGTGTGAGTGTGAACACGACCACCGTTGTACATATCATCGCATGATTACGATTATCAAAGGAGAACGCAATGCTGAGTGACGACGAGCGAGACGACCTGCTTGCTGACCGCAACTTCATACTCGGTCGTGAGTATGAGAAGGCGCGTATCAAAGAACTGATAGCCCAAATGATTGTGGACATTGAAGGAGAAAACAAATGAACACCTACGAAATAAATTGGCAGGAAACAATAGTCAGAAGCGTAACCGTAATGGGAACCACACGAGAAGAGGCTATGGAGGCGTTCAAGAACGGATGCCACACCAAACTCAAGACAAGGGTCTTGAGCAAACAATCCCCATCCGTCATTCAAGTTGTAGCCAAAGGAGAGCACAATGCTTAAAATACCCCCCATGTATCCAGTCGAGGCGTACGACTACATGAGCCCCGACGACGAAGTAGTGGTTACGCTTGCCACGTTCCAGCAGGGGCGACAGGAAGCCTTTGAGGCAGGCGTGAAATGGGCTGTGTACAAACTCGGTGCCGACCTCAAGCCTGAGGTCAAGTAATGGCTCTCTGGAAATACTGCGGCGAGGTCTGGGAGGAGGAACCTCTACGGAGATTCCTCCTCTCGCAGTCCGGGGAGTACGACGAGTCTTACGCCGCCCTGTTTGCCAACGACCCGTTAGACGACCTTGTAGTTGACCTGCAGATGAGGTACGGGGTTACCCCAGACGAGGTAGTTGACCACATCCCTGTTCGACTCACCAAGATGACCCAAGAAGAGATTGTGAAGAGGTACTACTCATGACCCCAGAAGCCATGAAAGCCGTCGCAGAAGCACTGATTGACCTGACTAGCATTGTGCAGGTCACAACCTCATGGAAGAGCGGGAGCATCACGGCTGAGGTCGCAATGGAGCAGGTTCACCTTATCCTGACTGACTTGCCAAAGATTCCGTTGGAGGATTAAATGAGCAAACAACCATTTAGTTGGTGCGTAACCGGGCATCACAAAGAATGCCCAGCCGCATACGACTGGAACAACGAAGAGGTAAAGTGCGTATGCACTTGCCATGAGGAGGCTATTTATGTTGGAGTATGAACCACAACCAGAGCCCGAGGTGGGTATGGGCGCAACATGGGATTTCATGTTCGAGTTGCACCCAGCCACAATTACCGACGTCGTTATCGAGGACGGGAAAGCAGTTCAGGTAACTGTGAAGACCCAACTTGAGTACGACTGGAACACCCACACGTTTACACGCCGCGAAGACGGTGTGTGGGCTAACAAATACAGCGAGTTGCCGTACATCGGCGTCAGCCACACATGGACTTTTGAGGAGTAATCTTATGCAAACTTTCATTACATCAACCAACGGTCGCTACGCGTTTGAAACAACAGCACAGCAGTTGGACAACAAGCGCCTCAACAAACAGGCGCTCGAGGCTTGGCAGATTATGATGACCAACCTCAAACTCGACCCCGAGGGCAACCACCGGGAGCCCAAGGGCTGGTACAACCACCCTGCCACCAAAATGTGGCGTGGGTATGAGGTTGCGCTGGGTCACTACATCGACTGGATGTGCGGCGAGTGGCGCGAGCGTGGGTTCAAGACCACCATTGACACCAAAGCACACGCCACGCTCGATGCCGCACGGACTCGGGGCATCCTCGATGAGGCTGGCACGGTTCCTGAGTGGGCAGACGACCAGCCTCGGTTTGAAGCCATTGCCTCGAGCCACCGCACGGCATTGTTGTGCAAAGACTACGGGTGGTACAGCCAGTTTGGTTGGGCAGAAGACCCCGGACATCAGCCCGAGTCGTACACCTACCTATGGGAGATGGGAAAGAAGATATGGGAAAGCAACGAATAGGCACCAGCAAAGAACTCAAGGTTCTCATCAAGCAAGCCGAAAAACAGGGCTGGGAGGTAACCGTCTCCCGGTCATGCCACCTCAAATGGCGGTCGCCCGAAGGGGCGCTCGTCGTATCAGGTCTGACGCCGTCGGACTGGAGAGCCACCAGCAACATCATAAGCCGCCTCAAGCGGGCTGGCTTTGTACTCACGGAAAGCAAATGAACAAAGACGACGCGTTATGTGCCCAGACTGACCCTGATATGTTTTTCCCATTGTCGGCGAACCAAGTGCCTAAGCAAGCCTACGCTGTGTGCGCGCGGTGCCCCGTGGTAGAGGAGTGCCTTGACGAAGCGCTGTCGATACCCCGAGTCATGGACTACGGCGTATGGGGCGGCACATCACCTGCAGACCGAGTGCGTATCCGAAAGAGTTCGGCGCTTCGGACCGTATACCTCGACAGGTTGCGGGAACAATACGGCGTCTCCGAGACCGAGGAAGAACCTGCAAAAAAACAAACAAACAAACGAACCCGAAACTACTACCCGAAGGAGCGCAACTATGTCGACAGTACCGTCTAACCAATGGCTGACTACGCATGACGTGTCTGTGCTTACAGGCATCAAGTACAACCACCTATGGACGTATAAGAAACGCGGGGTGTTACCTACGCCCGACGACTACATTGGCAACAAGCCCTTGTGGAAGAGAGCGACCATTGAAGAGTGGGACAACTCCCGACGAAAATGGAGCACAAAGGCTCTGCCCGCAGAGGAGGTCGTGTAGTGGCGTACGTTACGAAACGAGGAAAGCGGTTTACGGGGTATTACCGTGACAAAAACGGTCTGCGGTATTCTGCCGGTACGTTTGACTCAAAGCAGGAGGCGCTTGCACGCGCCGAGAACGCTGAGAGCCGCGGTGGGCTCGGTGGGTACCGCATGTCTATGACCCTGCGGGAGTACGTTGGAGTCTGGCTCAAGACAGCGGACTTACTGCCGTTGACCAAGAAGGGCTATGAGTCCGTGTTGGCTAAGCACGTCTTGCCCATCATGGGTAAGCGAAAGGTGGGAGAAGTAACTCGTCCGCAAGTCCGTGACCTAATGCGTCGGCTTGCAATGGATGGCGTTAGCGCGGAGGTTCGCGCTCATGCAAAGTCCGCGCTTGGTTCAGCCTTCCGGGAGTTGGTTGAGTCCGACCTGCTTGAGAACAACCCCACGCACAAGATTACTGTCAAAAAACGTGGACGCAAGATACTCAATGTTCTCGAGCCTACGGAGTTCAAGAACATCCAACAGCATCTTCCGAATACAACAGCGCAATTGTTTGCCCAGTTTCTGGTGATGTCCGGATGCCGCTTTGGTGAAGCCACCGAATTGCGCGCAGACGACATTGACTTTACCTCTGGAGATGTCTACGTCGAAAGACGAGTCAACGACCTTGGGCATGAGTACAACAACGGACAACGATTCCTCGTAGTCCCCGGCACCAAGTCGGGGGATGGACGGATGGTCACGTTGAGTACAGGACTGGTAAGTGAAGTGACCGCGCACGTCAAGGCGCACTCGCTGAGTGGTCGCGACCTGCTCTTCCCCAAGAGCCTCGTTGCGGCTAAGCCGGAGCAGAAACGTAAGAGCGAGAAGCCTCTCGATTACGTTGACGCTCATGGGACTCGGTATGCGTACACTCGGCAGGGATGTCGGTGCGATGACTGCCGACGTGCTAACGCGGAGTACCGACAGCAACAGCGTGCAATGCACCGCCACCCCAGCAACCGTGAAATGTTTGGCTTGGGCAGCGACCACCTGCCTCGTGACGTGTGGCGCAAAATATGGGTCGAGGCGGTACTCAAGTCCGGAATGACGTGGGTGCCTCGTACACACGACCTGCGGCACGCTAACGCAACCCTGCTCCTCAAGAACGGGGTTGACTTGCATGAGGTCAAAGAACGGCTCGGGCATTCCTCGGTGCAAACCACGGAGAAGTACCTGCACCGTTTGCGCCACCAGAATTCCAAAGCAGCGGAATCTGTGGTAGAGTTCATGTGAATCATTCGTTCATGATTTGCCTCCTAATAAAAACCCCCCTGACTGGATAGTCAGGGGGGTTTTTTTGTGCCCACCACGATTCGGGGGGTGCATTGCACTGTTAGTAACTACTTGTCTTCGAGGCTTTCTCGAATAATTAACGTAGTTTGCTCCTCGGTTAAAGCGGGTTGAGCGGGCGGCTCCATGTCGCGCAGAGCCTGTGCTCGGTCTCCAAAGATGGCACTTAGAACGCCGCCAGCAGACTGCCTTTCGGCACGGATGCTGATGTACTCTTTGTTGCTTTCCAAGTCCTTTACGTTAGCCACCAACTTGAACAGACGGTCAATCTCCTGAGAGGTATTTGGGTCTACATATCCGGAGTTCAATTCCTCTGCATACCGCATAAACGCTACACGGGAAGCCTGCATCTCAACCATTGCGGTGAGCAGCCCCTTAAGTTGTTCGGGGGTCTTTACCTCCACCGGGAGGTTGAACGCGCATTCGTTATCAGGCTTGAATGCGGGGCAGTTTGCCGCTACAAAACAGGTGTTGCATTGGCGTAACGAAGCCCCTGTAGAGTGCGCAACAGGAACCTGCTTAAGAACGTCATTGCCGTCCTCGTCGGAGTCCACAATGGTCTTCATCTGATACCCAAATACAGGCAGGTTCTGGACGTCTTCGGGGTCTCGTTTGACCACTGTGGTGGGCTCGTCGTGCCGCGTCTCTAAAGCACTGTTATCAGAAGACCCCCCTAGCAAATCCATCAAACCCGTGTATAGGGTGTCCTCGCTGTTATCAACTACTTTCCCCCCCTTGATTGCTTTGAGGTCGGGCTTATCCTTGTCCATCATTTTCTCCAACTGTAGGAATGACCAGATAGCGACTTTGGTCGCCTCCAGCGTGTCGTCTGATACAAACTTGTCAAAGTCTAGCCCCGCCTTCTCAACCACCGACTTGTATCGCAGTCGGGCTTGGTCTTTCATTTTTTTGGGATAACGAGCCAGCTTTGTGCCGTCCCAGACGATGGTTTCTCCGCGGCGCATAGGAGACAGCCACGATAAAGTGCTGGCGGATGCAAACGGAATCCTACGGAGGTTTTCGGGCTTGGCGGTGGCAAGGGCATGAAACTGCACGGGGTACTTTGATGCTAGACCTCGAGTGATGCCCGCGAGCGAGGTTACCGATTCGATAGCAGAGTGCGGAATAGCGATGTTCTGGTACTCCGCCGCCCATCGCTGCAGAACCATGGTGTTGTATTCCTCGTGCCAGACCACCCACATCTTGGGGTCATGTTCAAAGGCGGCTCGGTTCTGCTGTATCTTAGGCAACCCAAATTTCTGGCTATCAAACTCAACCCAGCCCTCAATGCGGTCATGGTTTAGAGCAATGAAGTCTTCGTAATCTGCGGCGTACTCTTCAAGTTCACGCTCTGATAAGTCAGACTTATCGGCTTGAGTAGCGCCTGAGTCGACCCAGACTTTCATGCCGGGGAAGAAGTGCTCGTCAATAAGATACAGCTTAGTCTTAGGGAGCCCGCGCTTACGCAGCCCCCAGTAGTTCAACATAACCCGTTCGACTCCATTACGCTCCAACAGCGTACGGTTGCTTGGAACTTCTACGCCGCCAAAAATAACGTCACTCAAAGTTAGTGACCTCGGCTCGACTTAGCCGCGCGTCTTGGGTGCGGAGTTCATTTTGAGCTTTAATAGCCCGCTCAATTTCATCCCATGACCGTTGGCGCTTAGGGGCATCCGGACGAAACTCAGGTCGGGTGTAGTCCGGAGAAGCAAACAAAACGACAGGAATGCCTAGTTCAAAGGCAAACTTCCATGTGGCTGGATTAGCCGTAATTAGAAGTTCGATAGGTCCTTGGCTACGGGCATACTTAATTTGCCGTTCTGACAAAGGCTCCTCAACGAGAGACACCCGCTTGTCTATGATGTTGTCAAAATCAACAATCTTATTGACGTTGAGCCACCGTTGTGCGTCTTCTCTCGTACCCGAAGTGAGGTAAGTGAGCCTGTTGTACACCGTTAAAGTAGAAACCATAAGCACGCCCGTGGGTATGGGCGTATCATTTTGGTCTTTTACTACTCCGTCTAGTTCTACAAATATGTACATGGGGTAATACTACTGCCGAGGGTCCGGAATTCGTTCCCATTCTCCAGAATCATTAATACGCATAACTCCGGTGGTTACGCTGCCTTTAGAACTTAGAGGCATGGCTAATTCCGTAGTGTGGTCAACTAAAGCGTCATATCCACCAAGTTTTGCGGCGGTAGTCGCCTGCTTAATAGGGGGGATAACTCTTTGGCGCATAGCCTTGACTATTTGGTCACGTTTTCTAACGGCTTCCATAGCGGGCATACCCTTAGCGACTGCTTCCGCTTCTGCGTTTTTCAAGTCCTCATTTACTCGGTCATGAAACTCATCAATTGCAGTGAGATGTGCGCTGGCTTGAGTGCCGAACTGAAGTACGTTTGTAGTGGGGATTACCTTGGCAAGAACAAGTCTTGACTCACTGGGTCGTTGGCTAATTCTACGGGAGTCTTCAGCGGCGGGTTCTTGATTGCTTTTAAGGACGGGTCCGGGAACGCCCACCCGAGTATCGCGCGTAGGAAGCGGATTACCAACTTTAATGGGAGCCATTTGGCTGGTTGTAAGCCCTAGGTACATTGGGTCGTTAAATAACATGGTTCACTTTCTTTAGTAAGTAACTCGGGCAAGAGCCGCGCGGCGAATCAATACATCTGCTGAGGGTAGTTCTACCCCGTAAGAAGCTGCTTGAGACTGTTGGAGTCCTTTGGAGTACTCCGCAATTTTGCGTAGGTCTTGGATGGTGCCCTCACGTTTGCCCGCCTGCCAGCGGTAATTGCTGAAATCAAGGTACCCTTCTCCGGTGGAGGAGAACGCTTGACCCCGGTTTCCATGAATCTCATCAAACAGTGCTGTTCCAGATTGCAGGGAAGCATTGAGCCGAGCCTCGGCGTTACGACGTACAGCCTCTCCTTGGGATTGCTGTACGTCCTGTAGAGCCTGCGTAAACCGCGTCAACGCCTGTGTGGCTTGAGCGCGGTCAACAGACACCGCACGCTCCCAATCAGGGTTCTGGGGCGGTGCAGCATTAGGGTCAGGTGTAACCGTCCAGTTGTCATACTTGAGGTCGTATGCGGCGTATGGCTTAATTGAGCGTATGTCTGTGGCACCTGAGTTGACGTAAAAAGTTAACTCATAGCCGTTCCAGTTTTCAGTACCGGGCTGGAGTCCTTTACGGAACTCTTCGTTTATTTGGTTGCTAATTTCACTGTCAGACAGCCCAACGTACTCAGGGTTAGCTTTTCGAAAATTAATGTAGTCGACTCCGACCAAGCAGTCAAGGTCACCGGGTTGCCGAGCCGCTGCCCACTGGTAAGAGACTCCAGACCCTGCTAACCAAGGGTGTGCCCATGTCTCTGCGTTTCGGTAAGTTTTGCCCAAAAAGTCGTTTAGCAGGGACGTGATTCCCTGCCGGACCCACGGCTTAATGGTTCGCCCATCAAAGAGAGTGGGGTCTAAAGCTGTCGCGGGGGCGCTAAAATACGACGTTGGATATTGCGCCGAAGAGTTAGCCATACCTCCAGTTTACGGGGTGATAGGGCTACTCCGCAGGAGTAATTCCCCGCTCCTTGAGAGCCCCCTTGACAGTCTCTGGAACGGTTGCAGGCTCCTCTGGAATTAGGGCTCCGAGGATGGTGCTCACCGTGCTGTTCATTCCGTCAAAAATCATTTGCCGCTCGAGGTCAGCAATCAGCTTCCTTGAAGCATCAATAATGTCTACAACAGTTGCTTCGCGTTCAATGCTGTCTTTCAAGTCTTCAGGAATCTTTGGGTCAATGCTGACTGCTCCGGTTTCCTCAACCGACACTGTGTACTGGAAACGTGTTTTAGGCATTGTATAGTCCTTTAGCCATTCTCTTATTACTGGTTACGATGCTGTGCATGGGGCAAAAGTTGCATAGGTAAATCTTTGGACCGGGAGCATTCTCAGGGCTTTCAATCCCGGCGTCTTTACGCTCCTTGGCGGTGTTAGGAAGCAGGCGCTTTTCAGGAGTCCCGTAGTCAGGGCAGCCCACTTGGGGGCGGTTGTGCCGTTCGTAACAAGTCATGGCATCTTCTGCAAACTGGCTCTTGGTGGCGTAGTAGTTTCCCTCGGGAGACAACGCGTCAAGACCGGCTGACCCTCCGCCACGCAATTGTTGAATAATCTCTTTTCGAGAACCTTCGTTTGCCCACGTTTTTACCGGCAGGATAAACAGCTTGCCCTTGTGCGGCTCTCCTGACGGGAATACGTGCTTCTCAACGGAAATTTGCAGCAAGTAGTCTTGGTCGGAAGGTCCCGTGTACGAAGGGAGCTCCTCGATAGAGTTGCACACAAAACACATCAACAGTCGAATGACTGGTCCGTCGTGTTCAAACTCTCGTTTACCGATAAGTGGTGCGTCACCCATATTGTGCTCCCTGTGCTTTCTTGTAGGTAGTCTACCTAATTATTACTAATGTTCAGGGTCAACGGACGGTTGTTGGCAAACAGATAGTTCAGATAAGTTTCAGGATTTGCAAACTGGTAATCATCAAAAACAACATCGTCACGGAAGCAGTACCGAGCGTTGTACAGCAGCGTCGCTTTCTTAAACCACCTGCGTCGTGCAATGGGACGCGAATACCGGTAAATGATGACTAGCACGAGAGAAATTGCCAAGGACAAAAGTATTCCCGGAATAATGAACACTATTGTTGTCACAACAACTCCGCCAAGAGTTTCGTTGGGGGTCTCTCCAAACACCATTTCCCGAAGAATAAACGCAAAAACTAAGGCTAGCAAGCCAAAGATGCCGAGTACACCGCCCCAACTTACGTTGCCCGGGGTAAGGGTGTGGGGGCTGAGTCGTTTTGCAAGATTGTTTGTCGTGCGAGATGCTGTGAGCATTGGCGCAATACCGCCTTGCCCCATTCCTGCAAAAATTAGTCCGCCTCCCATAGTGGTCTGCGTACCGCTGTCTACGATGGTAGATACGTGCTGTACAGCATCATTTGCTCCGCATACGGGGCAGATTGATTCGTCCATTATTTCCTCCCTGAGATGTCCCTCAACATCTTCTAAGGGAAGCTTACCTCTAAACAACAAAAATTGTCAATAGGCTTGTTGCTGGGCGTTTTCTTTGCGTGGTTGGGAAGCCGCGTGCTGTGCCGCGGATATGGCGGTGTGACCCACTTGAGTAGCAACTCGAGAGGCGACTGACGCTTCGGCTTTGACGGCAGCGCCTGCCCCTACGCGTCCTATAGCGCCAAGAACGGCTCCCCACATATTACTTACCGGGGTTTACTTTTGCGGTGTCTGGGTACTCAGAGCTGGCAAACCCGTAACCATAGAAGGGGTGCAGCGTCTGCTTGTTGTTGAGCGTCTGCTCGTTGCCCAGCCCGGGCACTACCTCGGTGTTGGGGCGAACCTTGCGGTACTTACCGTCGGTTGCGCCTTCGGCAAGGCTCAGGTTCATTGAGCGTGATGTGTTGACTGCCATTTACTTGTCCTTTTTCATTGGCTTAACAAAGTTGATTTGGTCTTCGGGAACCTCACGGTCGGACGTGTACTCGTAAGGAGGCATGAAATCAGTGTTCTTTGCAATGTCACCCTTGTGGAAGCTTCCGTCTCGGGCGTTGCGTCGGATATACGCGCTGTGAGAATAGGGCGTGTTCCCTACCTCGTCCGCTTCACCTACATAGAAATGCACGAGCGCTTGGCGGCTTGGGTCCTTAGCTCGGTTAGGTACGGGTTCCATGGTCATTTCTCCTAAAAGGTTACTTCTAGTATCTCAGTTGGTATTACAGCGCGCACGCTTAGCGTCCGCGAGACTCATTCTTTGCGGCATCGGCGTCTTCCCATGCTGCACAAGTAGAGCAGTTCTCGTGAGAGTACACAACGCCGTGTGGGTGCTGGTAGTCGGTTCCGCGTGAAGTTCCTTTGGCGCGATTTGGTACTGGTTCCACGGCTATGCTCCTAAACTGTTTCGGTAGTTTTGCAGGGTGTTTTTAGCGCCCATGCCAATCTCGGGATTAAAGCCGGGATTAGACGAGATTGCTGGGTGTCGAGCAAGGCTGCCTGTTGCCGTAGCGATTCCGCTTACGGTTGCCGTGAGCTCAGCCACTGCGCTTTGGTGGTCGCCCTCGTTGTGGAACTTTGCAGAAGACTGCAGCCGGGTCTCTGCGTGGTCAAGCATACTCCGGACCATTGTCTGATGGGTTTGGTCTCCGGAAAGACCACGCGTTGCGTCTCGCAAGTACCGCACTACGTTAGATATGTCTTGATGGTGCTCAGGGAGGCTAATGGATACCGATGGACCGGACTGCCTAACGCGGAATGCTTCCGTTGGAGCATCTGCGGCGGAGGGTCCTTTGGGTGCCGTTTTACGAAGAGGCGTTACAAACCCTACTGTCTTGACCTTTCCACCACGCTGGGCGTCAGCAACGCCAAGGTCGGTGAGGTCTCCACTATCCACGCGGAGGCTGGAGTCCGACTGGGTACGCTTAGCGTTTCCCGAACCGCGAGGACCACTGGGCGGGTATGCCCGCTCGCTGCGGGGCGTGGGGTTGGCGGCTCCCTTGGGCTTTGTGTTCTTCTTGGGGTCACCCATCATCTGCGGCTTTGCCTCAGGGACCTCTGGTGCCGGGGGGTTGTACGGAGCCACAGCCTTAGGCTTTACGGTGCTCCCCATGCCTTCGGGGGCGTCGTGAGAATCCATGGCGCGCTTCACTGCGGCGGGGATACGCTTGCCATCTCGTTTGGCAATCTTTATAGCTTCTTGAATCTCCGGTTCATACGGAAGCCCGTTTTTACCATAAATAACGTTGTCTGCCATTACGCGAGCCTATTCTTTATACGGTGTGACATGCGGTTTTCGTGGCACGACGGGCACAGCCCACGGCTGTACATGTACTCCACAGGGTTCATGATGATTCCACACTGTGGGCACGGGGAAGACCCCGGGTACAGTGCGGCGTTTTTTGCGTATTGGGCTGCCTGCAACTCGAGGGTATATGCGCCGTCGCCGTCGTCCATTAGTCTCCTGCCAAACTGTTACGGGAAGAACCTGAGTAGCTTCCAACTCCCCCTGAATACCATGATACGCGGGGCTCTGTGTAAACGCGGTCAATACTCACAATGTCTTCAATCTCCGGCTGAGTCCGCGGTCCGTACCCAAAACGGTCGGGAAAGAGCCTGATTTGGGGCAGTGGAGGCTTGACCATGTCGCGAATCTTGGCTCCCGGAATCATTGCCACAACCAACGCCTGTTGGACCAACCGCTCTTCGTTGGATGCCCACGGACCTAAATACGTCCAAGACTTCTCCGCTGAAGTCGGAGCATGACGATTAGTGGCGTTTGCGCCACTGTCTCCCGGACCTGCCCACGGCTTAGTCTGGTCGTAATTTCCGTCAAAACGTGATGTCATGGCTCACTCCGGTACCGCTTGCCGGGGGTAACGACTTTAGGGTCAAAGTACTCTGCAAAACGGGAGTGATGTGGAGGTACATACCCGTGCTTTCCACCCGCGATGTCTTTAGCGGCATACCACGCGGTTGACTGACCCTCATTCGGGTTCAGCCCGTACTCGTGCGCCACGTCAGTAAGAGCGCCCGCCATGAAGTGGTACACGCGGGAGTCCTGTAGACCGGGGGCACCTCCGCCCGAGCCTCGCCATGGGCGTTTCCAACCAGTCATTCCGTGATACATGTGAGTATCAACGGTGACTTGGTCCCCTTCAGGGTTATGGATGTTCTCCATAAAGTTTCGTTCTTTCAAGTTTCCAAGAACTTCGCGGGGGTTTGCTCCACGGAGAATTCTATGGGCGTTGTTTAGGCGCGAACCTTCGACTCCCATAAGGTCACTGTGAATAATGTCTGTTCCAGATTGGTGGGCGCGCATAACACGAAGTGCGTTCTCTTGATTCTTTTCCCACTCTCCGCCACCTCCGGATAGAGACGCCACGACGCCCGATGCCTGTAGGTGGGTTAGCCCCCCATGTTCCCGCTCCAATTGGGCAGCAAATTCGTGCGCTTTGGGGTAAAACTGACTCCAGCTATGAAGGTTGCCCGTACTTTGTGCGTGCTCCATAAGTGCGCGGGTATTTTGCACCATAGCGTCAAACTGACGCCCAAGGTGCGCGGTTGTCCTACGACCAACAAGTGCGTTTTCAGCGGCTGCTCCGGGGATGGTGTTAGTTGTGCTTTTTGGTCCAAAATTTACGGGCTGAATACCGACGTCTGAGTAGGCTTTTTGACTAAGCGCGCCCCTATTAGCAACCAACGGAATGAAACGGGCTGTAGGTCCCGGAATAACTCTCTCCGCCATGAGCTATCTCCAAACAGGCTTGAGGTAGTTCAACTGGTCGGCACGACGCATGTTGATGGTGCCGGGTTCGCCTGCCCGCATGTTTGTCTTTCCATCGTTAACCAGATGTGGGGCGGGAGTAAGCCGAATGTCCGGTGCGGCGCGAGGAATCCGGTACAACGTAACTCCGTTGATACTTACTTGCTTCGCTTTCATTTGACGTTTTAAACCGTCTTCTGCACCAAACTCTGGTGCCCAAAAGTAGGAGGAGGGCTCGATGCGTTCACCCTTGTGAACGCCTCGCTGATACGCTTTCTGGTTGACGCGATTCTTGATGCTGTCAAGGAGCCGGTCGTCACGACGGCTGCGGATTGTCCCTAGGTATCCATCGGGGTATTCTGCACTGGGTACACGTCCCGTACCGATGCGGATGGCATCTAGGTCTGACCGCGCAATTGGCGTTCCAGAACCACCTTGGTTGTTATACCCGTTTAGCCCTCCAGCCCCTAGAGACTGCCAGTTCTGTGACGGGGAAAAGTTGCTTGTTCCACCAGCCATTACTTACCTCCCGGGTAATCTACGGGAATATCTTGTTGTTTTTTTACGTCGTAAATAGCGTCTTCGCGGCGTTCTCGAGCCACATTCATGGCTTTGCCTTTATTGCCGTATTTACGCGACGCGTCAAAGACTATGTTTCCCGTATTGTCGTCCCATGCCCCTAAGTAAACGTCTTTAGAGTCTCCAACGGAGTTCTTAACTCGGTGCATCTGTCGAATAATATCGTCTAATGCTGGCTCAGAAGACCCGGCAATTGGGGCAACTTTAGCGGGAGAAACTCCCTCTTCGCCACCAACCATGTAGGCAGGCTCGTTATTATCTAAAAACTTTCGTGTGCTCAAGTTAATAGAGGCACCACCGGTATTTCGCACAGAATTACCAAACGCCACCGCACTAAGCACGGGGTTCCCCAAAGAGTTGGCGGAACTCTTTGCGTCCGACAACGCCTTGTCCCATACTGCAGGGGCAACGGGATGACGGGTCATATACCCATGTTCCCCTATAAAACGGGGAATATCACAGTAAACCTAGGGTCAGTTAGCTCCGGTCAATGCCACGTTTCCGTAGTCATCGCTCTCATATACCAGCGTGCTTCCTTCGGGGAAGTCTTCGGCGGTCTCAAGTGTAAGCAGGAGCTTATCGTTAGAGACGGCGGCGGAAAGAATCTTTGTTCCTTCGGGAAGGTCAAGCATAAATTCTGCAGTAATAACGTCAATTCCTACGGTTGTTTCACTCATTTACTGGTCCAAATGCCCTCTCATGTGCCCGTTTGGCTTGCGCCAGTGCTGTGTGGAAAACGGCACGACGACCATACGGCGTAATTAGTTGTGTCGAGGGTAATGTTACCACCTTTTGCGTAGCAAACTCTCCTTGGGCTAGTCCGGCGTAATTGTTGGCGGAGTTTTGTCCGCGGGTTTCGGACGCCATAGCAGGACGAGCTTGAGGGCTAAACATGGCGTAGTGGCTACGGAAAGCGGCTTCTTCGCCGTGAGGGTCAAACGCACGACCAGTTGCAGCGTGACCAAACACGTCATGCACTGCTCGAAACATGTCGTTTTCTTCGTTTGTGAAGTAAGGATGCCCACCTGTGGTTTCCGTGGAAAGAACTTTAATTCGGTTGTTTTCCCTTACATCGCGAATCATTGCGGAGGGGTCAGGAGCAGCATACTTAGACCCGGGAACGGTAGACGGCTTGGTGTAGGGGTCTTCTTTAGTGACCTCGGCGCTCATTCCCATACCGCCTTTGCGGCGAGGGCGCGTCATAAACTCAAACTGCTTACTTGTTTCGTCTGCCATTGCACGATAGTTGGGCTCAGCTGCTTTATCGTACTCGGGAGCAGCCATGTAGTCCCCTGCAATACGTCTGGCTTGAGGGATATTTACCAGCACATTGTCAAACCGTTGGGGACGGACTAGCCCCATTTGACGGGCATAGTCATTAGCGCCTTGTGAGGCAGACTCTACGTGGAAATCACGACCGACGTTTGCGCCGGTAATCATTTCACCGAAGCTCCGTGCCATTACTTAATCTCTACCGGCTGTTGCTGGGAAGGTCCATCAAGGTTGCGGAAGCTACCCATGTTTTGACTACCCAAAGACTCTCCAGAGCCAACGTTCCAAGCCGTGTACCTGCTAAGACCGTAGTTGCTCTTTGACATCGGAGCAACGTGAATGGGCGCCATTTGCTTACCAAACGACGCTCCGGGGTCAGATTTAGGAATCGGCGGTGGTTCCATGTGCATGTTGCCAAACTGAGCACCACTAGCCGAAGAGCTAGGTGTGGACGAGTTGTCCATGACTCCCCCTTAGTAGCTTGACTGCATACCGGACTCGAAGTTCGGGTTCTCGCGACCCTGAATCGACGGAACGATACGTGCGCTTGCCATGGTTGCGCCCGCGGCAGGGTCAAGCTGAAATGAGTGGCGAGCGGTTACGCGGTAAGTCGCGCCAATACGCTCAATGTTCACTCGATTTTGCTTTGAACCCGGGTTGCTGGGGTCAGCTGACTGGGTGTTCTTGCGGGGCATCAACGTGCCCTGCAAAGCGGGGCGAACAACGGCTCCCATGTAAGCGCGTGCGCTTCCTTCGTTTGCGTGCTGCTCCATTGCCTCGTCAGAGGTCATGTGATTGCGTTCTGCCATTTCGTGACCTGCCGATTCGTGGTGGTTTGATGGCGCGCCCATGCGACGGCGCATACCGTGACCCATGTCGGAAAATTTTGCCATGAGAACTCCTTAGCTCTTATATCAAGAGTAGAGGTTATTTAGGTTCCTGTAACAGTAAAAACAAGAGCAGAAATCTCGCCATCTCGCGACTCAATCGTTGTGAACCCAACCTTAAAAGTAAGGTCAAACCCTCGGGGAGCGGCGTACCCACGGGCGATTGCCATGGCTTTACACGCCTGATTAACGGCTCCCGCGCCGACTGCTCGAAGCTTTACGCTGTGAGTGTCGTAAATTGCGTGGGCGATTGCGGATGCTACGGATTGGGGGTTAGAGCCTGCACTCACTCGGAGGAATGGCTCTTCTGACGAGTTGATAACGATGTCTTCTGACACAGGTAGTGTTCCTTAATAGTAGTCGGTGCCCGTCCCTACTATCAGGGTACAGAGGTTATTGAACCGTGTCACGGTATTTGGGGTCGGAAACCTGCTCGACAACTGCCTTCTCGATAGCGTCAATTTGCACGCTTCCAGCCAATCTGGCAAGGGCATACGCATCTGCGGCGTTGTCATCGTTGAACTCAATGCCCCACCGTTTGTAAATCTGAAGGAGCATTTCTTGTTTCTTGGAGGTGCCTTTACCTGACGCGTACTTCTTGAGTGTCATTGGCGGAATTTGCAAGGGCGTACGTAGTTCCGGCTGATTGCCGTACATTACCCATAGCGTCATCTTTACAACGGCAGACAATTCTCCCAACACCAAGGCGGACTGCGATGCCAGAACCGTGCCTTCCATGGCAACGTCTACAATCTTGTGACCAGACATCAGCATGAGCTTTCCACGAATCCACTGAGAGATGTCGTACAGCCTCTGTACGCCGTTGTACGGGGACTTGTACACCCATGTGTCGTGGTGGCTAGGGTCATCTAAACTAACCGCTGACAGGGCAAACCCAGTCAGTGACTGGTCAATGCCAATGGCAATGAACTTGGTCTTGGATACTCCGGGACCAAAGTGCTTCTCTTTACCGGCAGTCATTTTCCTATGATTCCTAGCAAGTCAATGTAATCCTGAACTTTTTGTTTTTGCTTTTCATCAATGAGCGGGTTGTCAAAGTTTTCGTGTTCTCCTGTTTCCTCAGCCAAACGCTGCAACTCTTTAAGTGGGTCTCCCCTGATGAGCGCAATAGCCATTTCAATACCGCGTGCGCGGTCCATGTCTCCTGCTACATCTTTAACTTCGTCTGACAATAGCTGGTGCAAACTCTCAAGTATCCTTGCGCGTTCTTTGATTGCGCCCAGCTCCATCCAGTAAGCGTCTGTAAGTTTACGGTCACTCATCAGACGCCCCAGTCCTTACGCATAGCACGCTGGTCGCTGCCTCGGCGGGTAATCTCACGGCTGACAAGGGTGAGGTCGCGCTCATGGTTATTGAGAAGCATTTCCATTAACTTGCGGTAAGCGTACTTTTCCTCATACCGCTGAGACAGCGCCACAACGTTGTCGTCCACCGATACCTGCGCCTTGACGAGCGTCACTCGCTCGCCTCGAGCGGCATTACCCATCTTGGTGACCAGCAACTTATTCTCTGCGTAGTCCATCTTCCGCTGAGCGTCTCGCTCATCGATTTGAGCAAGCGCTAGCTGGGAGGCAATGTAATCTGCCCATGCGGTTAGTGCCGTAAACTTTTCCGCCAACTGCTCACTGCTGAGCAACGTGATGTCTGCGGGGAGTTTAACCTGCTCAATTTCAGGTTTGTTGAAAGTCAGCCCAAGGTCTGCAAACTTACTTACGGCAGTATTCACGCGGTCACCTCAAGCAGCATGTCTTCGGTGTAGGGGGAGCATTGCTTGCACCCCTTCTGGGGGTTGTTGTTGCACGCGGGTAGCTTGTTCTCTTCAACGGCTTTTACCACCAATGCGCAATTGTCAAAGATGGGCTCAACATATGAGTAGTCAGCCTTAATGCTGAACTCCTTGTAGGACTGGTCTGCTTTTAACTCGTAGAGAAACACAATCTCGTCCACCGGGTTACCCGTGCGCTTCATTAGCTCAAGGTACATCTGACCCTGCAGAATGTGTGGCGAAAAGGGGCGACGCACTTGAGTCCACGCCTTCATAAAGTCTCCGTCTGCGTCTTTCATAAGACCGGGAGCTTCAACGCGGATAGTGCCGGGTCCAACTGATTTAATCTCAATCAAGGTCTCATTGCCAATACCTTTGAGCCAGCCGTCTGTGTGCCCCGCAATACGCAGAGAATCGTCGCGTAGGGTTACCTCGTTATATGTGAGCTTGTCCCACGGGGCGTTGCAGTGCGCACACTCCTTGGGAGAAGTGCCCAAAGTTACCTTGTCGCATACCGAGCAGAGAAACTGCCCGTGAAGGACACCCATCTCCTGAAACCAACGTTGCCACTTAGCGTGGATAGCGTGACCTTCATCAAAAATGCTTTGCAGGCGAAGGTTGGGTTTTTCCGCAACCTTAGGCACTCCTTTGAGCAAGAAGTACGAAGCCCGAAGACACCAGTCCCTTTTAATAATTTCTGAGGGGTGCAGCACGGTGGTAGACCGGTCCCCGACAGGGCGAGCCATCAAGTGGCGCTCGAGGTCCCCAATAAGCCTAGTTGGCTTGGTTTTTACGTCAAGATATTTACGCAGGTCCGACTTTGGGTCTACCATTTTTTCCCTCTTTCTGTTGAAACACAAACTCTTCTAGAGTCATCTGGTTTTTATGGGTTTTACGCCATTTCCGGACTAAAGCGTTTCGTTCTCGGTGGCTCATTCCACCCCATATTCCGTGCACTTCATCAGAGTCTATTGCATACCACAGACAGTCTAAACGTACGGGGCACGGTGTGTTCCCGTTTGCACCAAAGCAATGGGTCTTTGCCTCTAATGCTATGGGCTTATATTTATTTTTATCGCGAGGAGGGAAAAACATCTCGGTGTCTTCCCCCATACATGCGGCTTTTTCTCGCCATGACTCATCACGCATCATGAGTCTTGTACCACATCTCTAAAAAGTCAGTCTCTAAAAGAACGACGTAGTCTTCGCCATCTAGATGGATGCCAAATACAGGCAGCCGCCCATCCATGATGGCTTCCGTTGTAATCTTTTGAAGTTCGGCGGAACTTATTGTCTTTGTTTTTTTTCCGGTCCACTTGTGCTCTATAAGTAAGTCGTTATTACGGACGTCGCCTTTTCGGCTCCAAAAAGCGCCGGAGGCAGCGGTAGTGCTGCCCCCGACGGCTTTGGCAAGGCGTTTTTCGTGCGCCTGCGATTGCTTTTGCCCCTCGCTACGCAAGAAGCTCCACCTTTCCCTGTTCAGCTGCTCTCATCAAACGAGGCGTGTAAAAGAACAGCGTCTCACGGGTGTGGCACGTACTACAGCCGCAGAACGGTTCTCCAGACAAGGTTTCAAACGGCTCGTCCTCTTCGTCTGCGTCTACGGACTCAAAGCAAGCTTCCATGTACACTTCGTACTGGAACTCAAGCGCCTTTGCCCACTCAGTATCGTGAATAACAAACTCGGGGTTAATCATTTGCTGCCTCCATAATGTTGTCGGGGGTTGTTAGAACTTTGTCACGAAGCTCCTCCATAAAGTCTACCTCTTCGCGGATAGACGACACCAGCGCTTCTTGTCCATTCCACTTGCGTTCCCCGTAGTAAATCCAACCGCCTTTGCGGTCTACAATTCCCTTAACAATAACCATTGCCGCAATTTCTTTGGCAAAGTCGTAGTCACCGGCAGAGTAAATGCTGTGGTCTTTGAAGTAGTAGTCGATGTAAGCAACTTGTTGTGGAGGGGCTACCTTGTTTTTAATGGTGCGTATTTTGATGCGCTGCCCTACGCGGACTTTGTTGTTTCCGGACCCCGTTTCAATCCACTCATCCCGACGAATCTCAGAACGAGTGAAGAAGGCGTAGTCTTTGCCCTGTCCACCGGGTGTCGTGCGAGGGTCGCCGTGCATGACGCCAATCTTCATACGGTACTGATTGATGATGAGTCCTAAAACCGGGCGCTCTGCCTCAATAAGACTTCGCTTCATGGCATCGCCCACCACACGAAAAAACTTGTTGGTAAGCAAAGCTCCACGACCAACGGTCATCTCGTCCATAGTTTTGTCCATCTCGGGCTGGGGTACCAACGCTGGAAGTGAGTCAATGACAATGGCGTCAACCGACCTCGACTTAGCAAACTCAATGACTGCTTGGTACGCCTCTTCCATGATGTTGGTCTCCACCACAATTACGCGGCTGGTGTCTACCCCGCACATTGCGGCGTACTCCGGAACCCACTGCTCTGCGGCAACCCACACCGTGGTGTGCTCTGGGTTAAGTTCTTGATTGGCGGCAATACACTTGAGCGCAATGGCAGTCTTTCCGTGGCTGGCTTCTCCGATGAGTTCGTTCCACTGATTGCCGGGGAACCCGCCGCCGAGGACGTAATCAAAAGTTGTGGACCCGGTTGTAATTTTTGAGATAAGACCTGCTCGAATGTCCTCACCAACTACTACAACGTTTTCGCCAAAACGTTTGTTAATGGCGAGCATAATTTTACGGGCTTCGGCATTAATCACTCGCCAATCCTTCCGATAATTCCCTGCGGGTTCCAATTGCTGACCGTGTCGTTGCCTTTTGCCGACTTTGCTGCACCCTCGACGTGAGCGCCAGCAAGGGAACCGTAACGAGAACCAGACTGCTCCAAAGGATACCCGCAATCAAAACAGCGGGGAGCAGCATTAGCCACTGACATGTAGTTACCAGACCCACAATCAGGACATGAGACCGTTTGTGCTGCACTTTGTGCCCTTTCACTTGCAGGTCGTTGGAGTTGAGGCAATTGCGCCATGGGCTGTTGGCTCATAGGCATTTGTGGGGCGGGGTCTTGCCGGGGCTGCGGGTTGGAGGAGGGCTCTTGTTGAGCCAGCTTTTTTGCCCACCAATCTGCGCTATTCATCTTTTACTCCTAGGACTTTGTCTACGAACTGCATGTACTCCAAGTGGGCGGCAAGGTCTTCTTCGTGAGTAAACTTGTCAATACCAAACTGTTTTCCCAATTCCAAAAAGGCAATCAATTCGGGAAGCAAGGAGTACAGAAACTTTGCTTCCGAGTACCAAACCATGGAAGGGTGCTTATCCGCCATTTTTGTCAATTTGGCAATTGCAAGGTCAAACTTTTCGTCGTAAGTCATGCTTCTCCATGGGGTAATTTGTGTCGGTTTATCGGGTTTTCCAAAACCATCTCCGTTTTTTTGAGGTACTAATAAGCCCCATATCCAAAAGTTGAGACACCGCCCCTACCGTTGTTGTAAACGCTATCTCAGCAAAGACGCGCTCGGTTGCGTTCCACATCTTCTCGGTAAGCTCTTCTTCAACTTCTTCGTCTTCTGTTTCCTCAAGGTGTGCTCTTTGATGTTCCACAAGACCTTCTGCCATTGAATTGGAAAAAAGATACAGAAGAGGAGCAAGGTGCTTTACGCGCTCTGTTCTAATGTTAGATTCTTCAAATTCGCGTTGAGCAACGTCTTCGCTCATGGGATTCCCTGACAACATCTCAATGATGTGTTCGTAGTTTTCTACTTGGGAGTCAAGGATGAATCCCTTAATACGAGAAACAATGCCGTGCAGACTGACGTCTTTTTTAAATTGTCTAGTCATCACTTTGCCTGTCCCCACTTATCAACGACGTAAACTTCTGCCTCAAGTGGAATTGTAATCCCCTTAAGCTGTACGCCCTCCATTGACACGCGGATAGCCTCAACAACCTCTTTAGTACGGTCTTCGGGGCATACTGTGACCAACTCATCGTGAACGGTAAGGAGCACATTGATGTCCGGCTCATCAAGGAAACAGGAATGGGCTCGAACAATTGCCAGCTTCATAATGTCGGCGGCTGAACCTTGAATAACGGTATTGAATGCCTGCCGTTCGGCGCGAGAGACGAACCGCTGTTCTCTGCTTAAGAGGTCTGGGATATACCTTCGGCGACCCAAGATGGTTTCAACATAGGGCATAGGCGTAGTTTGCTTAGCAAGGCGAACTACCTTTGCTTTGTATTTAGCAATGCTAGAAAACTCTTTTTCAAAGTCATTGAGCAGGGTCTTGGCGGCTTGTACCGTACACCCGATACTAGAAGCAATCTTGTCGGGACCCACGCCGTACGAGATAGCAAGAACCAAAACCTTACCCGCCTTGCGGTCTACGCCCATGGTCTCTCCAATGGTGGTGTAGATGTCCCTGCCGGTTCGATAGTTCTCCACCATAAGTGGGTCTTGAGAAAACGCCGCAATTACACGCGGCTCAATCTGCGAGTAGTCAGCCACAACCAACTTGTAGCCCGGTGGGGCAATAAAGAGGTTTCGGATAAGCTTTCCGTATTCTCCTGACGATGGGATGTTCTGGAGGTTGGGCTCAGTAGATGAGAACCGACCCGTCTCTGCGCCATGGGCTTTGAAGTTTGTGTGGACCCGACCATTGATAAGGAGGCTCTTCTTCTCGGTAATCTTTTCCTTGCCGTTGGTGACGTGCTTCACCGCACCGCCCTTATACGGAGTTACGTATGTGGTCATCAGTTTGTTGAGGTCTTGATAGGCGAGCAGAGCGTCCACGAGCTCGTCCTTGCCCCGATAAAACTCCAAGGCTTCTGCGCCAACTGAGAAGTGGGAGGGCGTAAGTTCTTCGCGATTTCGCTGGGCGTCTTTCCCTTTGGGTGTAAGCGCGATAGTTATTTTTGGGTTAGGAACAATGCGGGGCTTCTTCCCGTCTTGCCCAACAAAAAGTAGTTGCTGTTTGGTTGGGACCGAGTTGATAGAAAACGCTTTTCCAGCAATCTTGTAGGCTGCCGCTTCTGCCATCATTTTGTCGTGACCAATTTGCTCTGCCAAGACGTCCAGCTGAGCCTCGTCTATTGGTGCTCCTGCTAATTCCATGTCGCAAATTGCGGCAAGAACGTCCATCTCGAGCCGCCAAACACGGCGTAGGTTGCCTTCCAACTTTGGGGCAAGGGTCTTGTACAGTTTCCACGTCACGTCTGAGTCAATCCCGGAGTAGGTGGCTACATCCATAAACGCGTGCTCGGCTACGTTATTTCCAACGCCCTTTTCTACGTCAATGCCTAGTTCTCGTTTGGCGCAGGCGGCAAGGTTCAAGTTGTTCTTATTTAAGTTGTTGGTGATGAATGATGCCATCATTGTGTCAAAGTAGGGCTTGCTAGGAATCGTTCCGCCAAAGTACTTGGCAACAGATTTCAAGTCAAACTTAAGGTTATGCCCGACCTTCAGTTTGTCGGAGAACATGATGGGGCGAATAGCCCGAAAGACTTCCGCAGGGCTCAACTGTGCTGGGGGGTCACCAAATACTGGGTTCCACTTACGTTGGTCTTTTGAGTAACTGGTATCCAAAAGGGGCTTACCCTCGGTCAGACGACGTTGTCCAGCCAAGAGTAAGGGCTTGTCCCAATGGGCAAAGTCACCGTTGGGGTGACCCATTGGGATAACGTCTACTCGACTATCGGTAGCAAAAGAAATCCAGCACACATCATTGATGACGGGGTAAAGCCGGTCTTCGCCGATGGTTTCGACGTCAAAAGCAAATGCCTCGACGGAATCATACGCGGCTACAAACTCGGCAAGCTGTTCCTGTGTAGTGATGATGTTCATGTTTCCCTCAAAACACTAGATGGGGGCTAGGACGACCAACCATAATCGTCCTAGCCCCATGGGGGGTGGAGTGGGTTACGCCGAAATGAGCGTACGGGCTACTGAGTGCAGTTCTTCACGGGGGGTGATGTAGACCGACTCAGGTCCGTACAGGACAGCGGAGGCTGCCATTTCGTCGACCTTTACGGGGTCGATGTCCCACTCCTCGGCAAGGTCGGTGGCACGGACACGTTCGAGGGAATACGTGGTCTGTGGTCCGGAACCCTGCCGAGAAATTGCCCAGTAGTGCTTGGTCAACGGACCACGCTTCTCATCGTCGTTCGCAGCGCGGAGCTGGCGAGCAAACGTGGGAGGCGCAGTCAGAATCTGCACAGTGGGCGCCTCGTCCGTAAGGACAAGGACGTTGAAAGCAAACTTACTACGGGGGCTATCCCCGAGCTGAACACACAAGGGGCAGTCGTCTCCAATGCAGACGAAAGACTTCTTTCCCTCGCGCTCAATCCAGTGCTGCTGGTAAACCGAAAACGGTTCGTTCTCAAGGAACTTAACCAACTGCATCTGCTCAACGAAGCGGAAATCATTGGGGTAGTCGCCCGAAGCCTTCGGCTTCAAAAGAGCGTCTGCGGCACCCCAACCCGCCTGAACGGAGGTGCCGTGCTTGGGCGTTGCTTCGGGAGCATCCGCCACAAGGTCGTTTGTGTCGAGGGCATAGTCCTCGGCATTTACTGCTGGTGTTTGCATGTGTATCTTTCGGTAGTGAGGCTTTCGCACTCTATTGGATGTGAGGTCTTACGACTCTCGGTTCATAGCTTCTCGCCATCTACGCACTAGCGTATCAGTCAAGTCACTAAGTTGGTTCCACTCGACACGCGAAGAACCAAGCAGCCCCCGCTTACCAAACTCTTCAATAGTAATTTCAATGAGGTCACGCGTGTAAACGCGGTTTCCATTCACTTTTTTACCATTGATGGTTTTGGAGCGCAGACGGTAAGGGGCAATAGGAATGTAACCCTTTTTTTCCCAAAGGCGAATGGTGACTACCTTCTTTTCCAAAGCATCTGCAATGGCGCTGATGGTAAACACTTCTACCTCTTTTCCCTGAAGCGTCTTTAAGATGGGGTTTGCGTCCCACCCGTTAGACTCTCCAAGAATTCTAGAGCGGCGTTTTTCGGAAGCGTCGGTCGTATCACGGCGTTGTTTCTTTGAACCGGGGACCTTGTCGAGACCCTCAAAAGCTCTGAGGATATCTTCGTCACTGCGCAATCCGGGCACGTTACTTCTTTCGGACGTTCAATGCCCAAGTTACTTTTACGGGAAACATTAGTTCAAGTTCTTCCTCAGTAATCTTGTCTTGATAAACCATTGCCATAAGGGCGTCTTCGTCAATGACGCGCACTGTTTTGTACGCCTCATCCTCGAGACCCTTTTCGGCGATAATGGCGTCAGCAGCTTGCTCGTCCAACTTGCGTGAGTTTCGGCGGGACTTTTCTACGCGAGAAACCCCGTCAATTGGAGAGTCAAAATCTACCAAAAAATTGCCGTCTGAGTCCTCGAACCCAGCCTGCTCAATGTGAGCAAAAATCTTCTTACGAAGCTCTTCGCGGCGAGAGTCCATGAAATCAAGCGTTGATTTTACTTTGACGTACTCACGTACTTGCGACTCAAAACTGTCTGGGTCCTCGAACCGGGCTACTTCTTCCGGAATTAAGTTTGCCATTTTCCCTCCTAGATGGTTGACGTAAGAAACGTTAGCAGACTGCCGACCGTCAGGTCAACCCCGCCACGCTCGTTAATGCCTAGCCCGTCTATAACAGCGTTTGCTACTGCAGTCTTCTGTTGGAGCGCGTCGTATTGACGCTGTTCAATAGAGCC